GGCAATCGGTATTGTAAATAGACACAATTTGTGAACACGGTCTACATGGTATTGGTATTAATTGACAACCCATTTGTCTTCTCCAAGCATATTTTTGTCTATGAAAAATTGAATTTTCAATTCTAACTCCTGTATTCCAGATAGTTGTTGCAGGAATCATTTGTTCAATTAGTTTAATCCAATATGAACCCAATCCTTGTACATATTCTACCAAGTTATTGTAATTGTAATTATTATTTTGAATCCCAACTTCTTTTTCAGATTCTAAATACCTCCAATAAATTGATTGTAATGTTGGGTATCCGCTTGTTTTACCGTCATAACTAAATAACCTATTTCTAACATTAATAGTGTTTAACCAAAATGTTTGTGCAAATTCAAAAAATGTCTTATTTTTTGGTTGTGGATTGATTACCGTCCAATCAATTCCTCCTCTTTTTGGGTAATTTGAGTCCGGAGTTGGGTTACAATGTGTTGGCGTTATATAATCTAATCCTTGATTAGGTATTGGATAATTATAAATACGGGACATTGTCCATACATCATAAAGTATTCCTTGAGCCGGATTTAAAAAAACATCGGTATTTTTTACGTTAATAACTAACTTATCATTAGACGTATTATAATACGCGTTTATATTACCGTCTAAATTTACTCTTTGCCCTGTTTCATAATCAGCCCAACTTTTATTATTATCAATTTCAGATTTAAGATTAAAACCTAAATTCATAAATGGAAAATATCTAAAACGATTTAAATATACTTCACCATAATTAAATGGTAATAAACTTGTTTGAAAACTAGGGTTATTACCAGTAAAAACCGCGTTTGTTGGATTAGTACTTGCTGGCGCTCTGTGTTGTGGGGTTTGTTCATACCATCCACTACCTATTTGATAAAAAAAACTGTCACTATTAACAGGTGACATTGGATAACCATTTTTATCAATTGGGTATTCATCTAAAGTAGAAGTAACGTCTTGAAAAGATAATAATGTGGTATATCCAGTATAAGTCACCCCAGATATTTTAAAAGTATTACCATCTTCAAGAATAGGTAAATCGGTGACTAATGTTCCTCCAGATATTTTAGCGAATTGTAAATCAAATTGATTAACATTTATCCTTTGGTCAGCTAAATAAACAAACTCATTTATCTCAACTAAAGAATCCGGAGCCCCAATTAATCTTAATAACATTTCAATAGATTTTCTAGTTCCTTTAGATTTAAATAAATGTGCAGAATTTAAAATTAAATTTCTATAGTATTGATAATTTAACTCGTCCGGAGTTGTTTCTACCGCAACCCCAGAAAATTGTGATTTATTTGAGTTTTGTTTTCCAAATACAGAACTTAATAATTGGTCATTAGATATTGGTGAAAAATTTGTGCTCCACCCTAAAGTTTTTGCTAAATTTTTTAATAATTGTGAAGGTATATCGTTACCAACATTATAATTAACAGAATTCATGTTAGATAACGCTGAAATAAATTTTTGAGTTTCATCAAAACTTCTACCATAAATTTGTAAGATTTTTTCAACTTTTTGGTCTGGGGTATCAAAATCTTTTAATGCCCCAGTTGTTAAAAAACGAGATATTAAATTTGTTCTATATAAATCAAATTCTTCCCCAATTTCATTTAAATTAACTAAATAATCGTCAAAATTTTGTGTTATTATGTCTAAATTCCAAGGACCATAAAAAGGCCAACTTAATAGTTTATTAGAAATATAATATTGCCCATCATCAGTAATGCTAGGTATTTTAAAAGTTGCGGTGTATTTTGGAATTATATTTCTATTTAATATAAAATTTTCAACCTCATCTAAAGTTTCATTAAAAATTTTATTAACTTCAAAATCATTTGGCCGTATAATTAAATTTTTATATGTTATTGTTTCCCCTGAAAAAGGATTGCCGTTTATATAAATTTTTAAAACACCATTAGTTAATGAAATTGTTGGTTCAATTCTAGTTAAAGAATAACCTTCATCATCAATATATAATGAATATTTATTAAAATTAACTGTTAAATTTCTTAAATATGAAACCTCAATTTCTCTAAGCGATAAATTTCTTGTGGCATTTACACTAAAATCAATATCAAAAGGATTTCGTATTTTTTCAAGATTTAACTCAAAATTAGTTTCATTGGCCTCCTGATTAAATACAATATTTATTGCCGTTGCTCCAGTTGTAAAATCAATACCAAATAAAAGAGATTCTATTGCCCCTGGAAAATTATTAATAATATTAGTAACTGATGATGATAATCTTTTAACTAAAGAACCGTATTGCGTAAAATTAGTAACTTGACTTAAATCAAAATTTGGGTAAACTTTAAAATTATTTTCAATTAATTCTTTAGACTCCTCAATACTATTTATCCCTAAAGATTCTAAATTTATTGGTTTAGAAAAAACACCAATTGAAAAGTTTCGGTTTGTTTTTTCTGAAACGGACGAAGTAAATACAAAATTTCCTTGCGTAAGCCCTCCACCTTGAACTGTTTGCATTCCAACTAAATCATCAGAAAATGTGCCTTTACCTGAAACTGATTGGGGGATAGAAATGTATTTTTTAACTGCCATTATTTTGTTATGTTTGAGAAACTTTTGCTAAAATCAATGTTATTATCTCGATTTTCTCTAACCTCATATAATAAAGCATTATATTGGTCTCTAATTTCATACAAATTGTATTGTTTAAAAATATTATTATTATCGTCATACATTGTATAAACTCCGTCTTCCATAGATTTTGTTTGATTACCAAATAACCCGATAGCTAATGTTGACATATCACTATCCACAATTTCAATTTCTGTTGTTATTGGATTAAAAAAAGTGTTTGTGATAATAATACTTTGATTTGGTTGACCAATATATGGAATAGCGTTTGGTTTATTTGTTGGTGCTGCAGAAGGAGTTAATGTACAAAAAACTAAATTTGTATTATTTTCGGTATACCGATACCTAATTGCCTTTTGTGAAGTATTTGTTAAATTTTGTATTACGGGCTCACAAAAAAATGATGAGGTTATCAATCTAAAAAAATTAGGAATTTTTGTACCATCATTATTTAAATATTCAATTCTATAACCAACTAAACCTTGGCTTGTAAAATTATTTCTATATTGTGACGGCACTGTATTTATATCAATTATTATTCCTCTAACATTAGGGAGAGCGCTTAAAACACCACAATCTAAAATAAGACATCTTATTTGTGCGGGTCTAATATATAATGTATAAATTCCAAGTTTATTAAAAACGTCAGTTGGTAACGTCATATTATATAACCCACCTAAAATTTCAACATTTGCGTTACCTCCAGTGTTTTGATTATTATAATAAGGTCTTAATAACGTCGATGCGTTTAATTTTGTTAAAACAAAGTCATTTGTTTCGTCCCTTGACGGTGTATAATTTAAAATAATTTCTACATCGTCAGGTGATACGTCACTAGGTCTTGTTGTTCCGTATGTTCCTACAGCCATAATTTATGTGTTATTAATTGTTAATTGTTAATATTCTAAAAAATTTATATCCATATCTAACTAAATCCCCAATATTGTCAACTTCACCTAACCTTGCAATATTTTCAATCGCAGATACTTTTCCTCTCTCAATAAATACATTAGACTGCAATTCTGGCGCGTCAATAATATTTAATAATGCCTCATTTTTTGTAATTGCGGAAGAAACTAACCAATCAGATGTTATACCTGAAGATTCAACAATAAACACTGTAGTCCCGTCTTTATAATCATAATAAGTTATCTCATTAATAGTGTACGCGGTATAAAGTCCATTTTCCCCTTCCCCAAAAAATTCACCAACAACCCCAGAACTTCCAGTAACTGGTCCTAAAACAAATTTACCCCCAATTAAAGTTGATGTGTTTCCATATTGGATTAAATCATTTATTGTAGAATTAGTATAACCAGTAATTATAAATGGTATTGGAGTGTAATTTGAAGAAATATGGTCTTCAACATTGTTATTTGAATCTCCAGTAAATAAATAATTGTACTCTAAAGGAGTTGCGGACCAACTATTCCCTTGTGGAATAAAATAAGCAGTTCCGTTTGGATTATTAACTTGAGCAAGTTTAAATGGGACATGTATTTTTTTTTGAATAATATTAATCCCCCATGGGCTCGTTCCTGACATTGTTACTAAAAAATCATTTTCAACGTTTTGAATTGCATATCCTCCAGGAGTTTCTCCTTGTGGAACACTATATGTATGGGTATAATAATTGGGCGGAAAATCATTTACAGTTTGTATTGGTGTATTATCACCCCAATCAATTTTATATTCAGAAAACGCAAGATATTTTTTTACTTCCCCTCCAGATGTATTATAAATACTCCAAGTATATGGGTCTTGAAGTGTAGATGTAAATATAAAATTTCCCATACCTTCTTTTTGTAAAATAAACCCATCAAAAACAGAATAATACCCTAAATCAATATTTGTTTCTGTAAATAAAATTGGTATTGTTAACCCAGTTAATAATGACATTCCAGTTGCTACACCCCCATTAGTTCCCCCAGATAAAATTTGCGTCATTGATGAATACACATAAGTTTCACCCGTAATAAAATCGGTTATTGTTGTCGGTATTTCCTCATCACAACAAGGGTCTGGGTCAGTAGGAGTATTATATGTACCACCAGTATAATAAACTTTAAAAAGTTTATTTTTTATATTTTCCGGTGAAATATTTATTTTATAGTATCTGTCGTTCATTTATCTCATTTATTAAGGGGATATTGGATTTAAATACTCATACATTTTTATAGGATTAATTTCAGTACCAATTCTTTGATTTTCCGTATCAAAAACTTGGTATGTATTATTATCATAATTAAATACAACCTTATTATAAAAATAATCTTTATCATTAAATCTCCACCAATTACCAGTGTTTAATGGAGAAGAAAATTGTCCTTTATTCATTAATCTAATAAATTGACCTATTTTTGCGTCAAAAAATTTTGCGGTCATATAAAATGTATTAATATTATAAAACGTTTCATCTCTTAACCAATAAAGAAAAAACCCTTCTTTATCTCCCACATAATCTAATTTAAAAATTGGTTTTTTTATGTTTTGTGGTGGTAAAAATTGAGATAAAAAAACATCTGTTGTTTTTCCTTGACTAGTTGGGATAATTACCGTAAAATAATTAATTTGGTTAGCCCCACTTGTTGTATCATAAAAATCCAATTTAAAAAAAGAATTTGTAAACGACCTTCTTTGATAATATAAGTCAGATATTGTAAATGATTGATGTATATAACTAGGTGACCAAGACGTACTAGTAGCCCCAGTAAATGTATTGTATGATGGCGTTCCTGAATAAAAATTAAATTCGTAATTAATACTAGAATCTCCATTATATTCATCATGAGCAAACCTAGAAATTTCAAAGTTTTTAGGCAACCCAATTACTTCTTTAGTTATAACGTCTTGATATTCTTGTATAGAATTTTCTCTATCCAAAAAATCCCATTTTATTTCAATTGGAATAGAAATATTTTTATTAACGTTATTTATTAATATTTTATAGTTATTATTCACAATAATCAGTTATTGGCGAGTCTTGAGTTGTTGTATTTTCATACCAATAAGTAGTCCCTTCTGGAATTAATCTAAAAGTAAACGAACTAAATGGATAATGAGCATTGTTTATAAATGGGGAATCAACCCCATTTGAATTTGATTTATTAATCCCATATGGTAAAAAATCCCTCCAAATAAATAAATTTTGAGACTTTGAAAAATATGCATAATTTGGTATATCAACAACAGACCTTTCAGCAGTTTCAATATATTCTGAGAACTCTTTTATTTTTATAGAATAATGTGGGTTATAATAATATCCATATGGGTTATGGTTATAAATAGTATTAGGAGTAAACCCTGTAACAAAATTTAATCCAGACGGTATAGGGGTTGTCGGTTGTATATTTGGCATTTGCAAATTAAAAGAACTATAACCATCATCATCAACTCCATCATAAATGGTTGCCGTAATATTTGGGTAAAAACTAAAATATGCTGAGTTAAAATATATTTTATGGTTAACTTTAGAAATTACTTTTTCAGTTTGTTCACTTTCATTCCATTCACAAAAATCTCCATCAACAATATCATCTTTTTTAAGTGAGTTGACATAATAAAAAGTATTATCATTTTTTGTGTAACTCGTAAATTCTATATTTGAATGATTTAACGCTCCATTAGATGTTCCCCAAAAAGATTGTGGTAATGGTACAATTCCTTGTTTTGTTTGTCCAGAAAAATTTATTGGAAATTTAACATATATAGATTGGGGTTTCATTCCCAAATTAAAATCCCAACCTCTTTTTAAATAATTTGAATTATTCCCGTTAGGTCCACCGTAAGTCCATCCCAAATAACCTTTCCAAATTGTTGTTAAAAATAATTCAGAAATTGGTCTTTTTTGATTATCAAAAATATTTGAAGTGTCAATATCTTTATTGAACGTAATATTATATGTTTGAGAACCTTCTTTAATTGACACTCTTGATTTATAATCAGGAGTTGTTGAAGCACTTTCATATTTTTTATTCATTCCAAAAATATTATTCTCAAACCCAGCTTTTGTTAAAACAATATCTTCATAAGGAACCAATATTTTATGCAATCGTACATAATATTTTGAAGTTGTATCACCAGTATTTTCAATCGATATTACTCTTTTGGCCACACCTTCATTATCTTGATTAAAAACGGTACCTGTATACCCTAAATTTGCAATGTTAAAAACATAATCTTCGGTTCCATATTGACCATTTCCTAAAGAAAATACTGGGAACGTATCCAAACTACTTGAAAATCCAGTATATGGTAATTTATTAGTGTTAATATCATTACTATTATATATTTTTAACTTAACAAATTCTCCGGGGGTTATCCCATGTTTAATCGGAGAAGAAAAACGTATAATCCTAGTTCCTTGATATGTAACATTATCACTATTACCAACACTAATTCTAAATGGTATACCTTCATTTGCGTTCCAATTTACATCTCCTGTTTGAGCTCCATCTTCTTTAGGGTCTAAAAAAGCACTCATTTCTAATGTTGTACTACTAAATGGATAAGTTAAATAAAATTCCCAATTATACGTTCCGGCACTTTTAGAATTAAAAACTATTTGTTCTGTTAAATTTTCAATACCCGGAGCTTTAGTATACCCAGTTACATTATAATCATTTCTAATAAAATCAAATTCATTATATTGTGGAAATCCTGACCAAATAACCGCATTATTTTTACTGCCGGGTGGAATTGTACTATCATTAAAAACAGAACACGATAAATAAGACCCTTTATTCTCATTTACATAATATAAATTATTTTCAAATGGAGGATAATTTGTTGTTCCTGAATAAAAATTTTTAAATAATAATTCTATTTTAAATGTTGGTCTAAAAATTGTAGATAATTCTCTTTCATCATTATATAATTGCGCTAAATTAACATTAGAAATCCTATTATATTGAATTAATTCTTTAACATTTTGTTCAAATGGAATAGGGATAATTAAGTTTGAATTTGGTGCTGATTTATATTTTAAATCTCCTAATATTATTTTTATTCCATCTCGACTCATTTTAAGTTAGTATTTTATATAAAAACATTTTCAGTATTAACCCATTTTTTATTAAATAAATCAATTGCCGTTTTTCCTTTTTTTAATCCAAAATAAAAATAAAAAGGAGTTCCAAACGTTACTAAATTACTATTAGAACTTGGAAGCGTTGGATTATTTTTTGACCAAACATTATTAGTAATATAAGCATTAATAGTAGTTGCAGTACCTGGCCCGTTTCCCACACCATAAATATAACCCTTAAAAAAATTAGTTTTTGTATTAATATTTGTTTTAAAAAATCTTGATTGTGTTTCTAACCTATCTAAAGATTGGTATTTATGTGAAAAAAATGTTTCAGTGTTTCCAGTTGTTGTTTTAACAAGCCCTGTATACCACTCATTGTTAAAATTACCAAAAATATATGGTGTTGACATTATTGAGCGAGTTAAAAAACCAATTTCTGCGGTTTCTTTAATTTCCCATTGATACATAGGGACTTGTTGTGAAAAATTAGATAATTCGTTAAACGAACAAAAACTATTCGGAACATCACCGTTAATTAATGTTCTACGTGGTGTCACTAAATCTCTTATTCCCAAATCAGAATCATAAAATACACCAAAAATTGGTTCACCTTGATTGGCATAAAATATTGGATTACTTGTAAATCCAGTATTGTTTCCATAATTTGATTCATCAAAAGGAGCGACTCCAGCTTGAGAATTAGTCGCAATCATTTGAGCATAATCACCATCAATATACGACCGTCTTGAAAAAAATCCGGATACGTTCATCCAATACTTTGACCCAATTATTCTACTCAATATAAAAAAATTAAGTAAAGGGTCAACATCACTAAAACTACTACTATTTAGATTAGTAATATTATACCCATCTAAATCATCAGACATGATAATTTCTTGTAAATATTTTGACCTAGGCCCCAAATCCATAATTGTTGTTGGGAATCTAATATATTTATCGTTTCGAGTTTGACCAGACGATGGATTGTTAATACCTATAAATGCGCCATCTTGTCTTGTGTCACCAGCTAAAAATGGACTTGACCTATAATAAAATTCGTTTGTTCTAGAATGCAATCTTACAGTGTCCTTACAATATCTACTATATGGGTAATTCGCACTAAAAAATACACCGTATTTTGATAAAAATGGATTTGTTGGACTTACTTTTTTAAAATTTGTAAATACTGGCGTAAATTTCCTATCATTTTTAATTGGAAACGCAAATAAAGTACCGTTTATCCAATTATTTCTAAAAACATGTTCAAAAACATTTCGACATGCTGCAAAATTTATAGTTATTCTATTTCTCCATTCAGATAAAAGTATTAAATCATTTGGTAAAGTTTCCAAAACTCTTGTTACCATTACATAACATCCCCCACTCATTATTTTATCGGTTGCTAATTTACCAACTCCGTTATAAAAACAAGTATCGCCTGATGGTTTAACTCCAATCGTATTATTATTAGTTGTATAACAATTTAACGGAACTAACTCATCACAAGTTGTGGTTGAAAGCACATTAGTTAGAACATTATCTTCATCATCGTCTTGTACGGGAACAAAACCAATAGGTGTACTTGGAGTTCCTCCTATTCCAAATGAAAGTCCATCTTTATCAAGTAAATACGCGATAAAATATTGATTAGTGTGTAACGCAAAACTACTATTACCCCCATATGAACTATCTACTTTATTTTCAGTAGTAGATGTTGGTAACCTGTCAGACCTCATAATTAATTTATCAGCGTCTTCAGTTATTTTAATTTCAATAACATTATCTTTATTATATGTTGGAGAATAATAATACCCATCGTAAGCCCATTTACCAACATTATTTAATAAACCTGTTTGATTGTTATAACAACCTAACTCTGTGTTATACTTATTTTTAAGAAACATAACCCCACCACCTTCTAAAAATTCATTTGAATAATACCCTCTATTTAACGGCTCTCTATTAATAAAAACAGAATAATCGTTTTTTATTGAAATCCCAAAAGCTGTATTATCTTTATATGTCACATTAAAACTTGAAGGACTTCCGTAGTTAGTTCCCATATCAAAAATAGGAGTTCCAGTTTGACTATGATATTGATTTGGGAGTAATAATGGCGAAGGAAACTCAGTTTTATTTAAATTAAAAAATTTCATAGTAAAAACACCTTTCAATAGTGTTTGCCAAGAAATAGCAATTTCTTTTGTCATTCTATTAACTTTTAAAATAACATCCCTTGGTGTCCCATTTGCAACACTATCAAACGTCACTTCAATTTGATTAATAGTTTTTAAAGTAATATTTGGCATAAAAATTATACCATAACCAGTATCATATTCATCAATAGATACATTAAATGTTTTATAATATATTTTACCATCACTATTAATCCAACACACAATTAATTCTTTAGAAAGAGGATTAAAATCTAAAGAAAATGATATTACAGTATCCGTTGTTAATATTTCACTACCATTAAAATTAGTTCCAACATTATCTGCACTTGTAGGTCCAAAAGTTTTTATTAAACCTCCATTCATATCAAAAACACTAAAATATAAAGTAGAATCGCTAGTTTTTCTATATCCACAAGCGTAAAGATTTACAATATCATCCATCCCAACACCATATGAACGAATTAAATTAGATTCGTTATATATTGTTATTTTTGTTATATCAACAGGGAATGTAGAAATAGGTAAAAACACACTTCCATTTACGAATGTGTCAGGACTAAGTTGACCTGTGACATATCTTTCAGCTCTATTTATAAACATTAACACTGGAATTCCTTCAGTTAATGCAGTTCCTCCAACAGGCATATCTGAATATGATGGAACAGGAAACATTAAAATAATAGCACTACTTATATAATCCACCTCAATATCAAAATCAATAAATGAACTATTCCCACTATTTTTATTTAAAAAACCAACATCAATAAGACTCTCCCCTAAAAATGACGTATTACTATTAGGAGCAATTTCAAAATTAGAATACCAAAAAGATATGTTAAGTTTATTAAGTGATGGATTACTATAAGAATCTAATTTAACAATTGCAACTTCGTTCCATTTAAAAGGTAAAATTTTAATTTTTGAAATTACAATATCAATATTTGGCGGTCTATCATAATATAATAATTTTGAATTAACTAATAACGTACTTTCATCTCGTATTGTAATTCTAGCAATTGTTGAAGCTCCCGAATATTGTGGTTGTACAGTTGGTACAGTATCCCCGCTATAGGCAACTAAAGAATAACTTTTATGCGAATATAACGAATCTGTAATATACGTATCACCAATACCAAAACCAATATTAGCCCAATAACCACTTGCAACTGCGGTTATTACTGGACCAGATGTTGCACCTGTAATATTTAGAAATCTGGTGTAAGTATTATTATAACTTTGAAGAATTTCTGATGATAGTAACGCTCTATTATAAATTTTTACAATTGACAAATCACCATCCGCAAAATTAGCGGTTGTACCTGTATTTCCTTCCCATCTTCTCATCATTCTTATTTCACCACCTGATTGTGAAATTGCGCTTGAAAATAACGGGGTAACTGTTCCTCCAGATAATCCCCCATTAACATATTGTTTTATTGTCGTACCATCATACGTACCAACAACTTGATACCAAACACCCACAGCTAATTGAGCAGGAATAACACCTGTTGTTTTTTGCCATGCTCCATTATATTTAAATCCTACAGACAGATTATAATTAGATGTTGCATTATTAGTACCAATACTAAAATTTAAAACTGAATTATTATATTGATTTGAAATAATTGAAGTAGTTTTACCGTTCAATGAAGTTGTTAATCTAAACCAAACTTCAACGGTCCAATTAGATAAAGTCCCAATATTAGGTATTCTTGCATATTCAAAAGACGCGTCATCAAATTGTAACATTCCATTATAAGACGATGAATATGTTGGTGAATTAAATAATGTGGCATTATTTGCCCCAATTAAATCATACCATGTACTACCTGTTCCAGGATAAGATGCTAAATTTCCTGAATCAAGTTTAATTAATAACCCAGGGGGTGGTTGAGTTAATGCATGATAAGTACGAACCTTATAATTGTAAGGAACGTTAATATTCATATTACGAGGGTCTGGTTTAACAACGTAACCCCAATTGTTATAATTCCAATTAGGTCCTCCTGTAGTTATCCAAGTTGGATTACAATCAGCACATGGCCAACATGCTCCACTTTCAGCGGTGGTTGGTATTGCTTGGTTAGTACCTGGTATAAATAAATTCAACTCAACTTGACGTTGAAATTCTCTAACAAAATAATTAGATTGGTTAGGTAAACAATTTGTATAACCATTATAATTTTGAATCGCTTGACTAAATGGTGGAGTATCAGTTAAATTATCCGGTTTATAAAAATCATTATTGCTACCTCTTGCTCCAGTTTGGGTAAGTTTATCAAAACTTGAATAATACATTGGTAAATTAGTTGTGTATGAACTAAACGACGCGTTTCCAGAAAATGCAGGTTTAAATCTAAATGAATTGTGATAGAGGGTACTCTCAGCCTCATTTAAATAAATATTAGGGTCTAAATTACTTGAAATACTATGACTAATACTATTAATATTACCTTTTATTGGGTGATTTAAATAATAATCTCCCTCAATTATTAATTGTGAACGTTTCCCCCATTCTTCATCCGTATTATACCCAAATAACCATGATAAATCATATTTGTTTTTTTGTTTTGTTGAATTTGGGTCAACACCTCTAACACATATAACAACGCCTTGTTTTTTACCATCAGAAATTGCACCTAAAGAATTAACTGTGAACGCACTAGATGCTTCATAATCCCACCACCCATACTCCGATTTTAATATTTCAAACTTACTAGAATTGCCTAAGTAACGTTTATTTAGAGTGACTTCTGTTTCGTTAGGATTACACATACCTGAAAACGTCTCATAAGTCATTGCGGTAATAACCATAAAATATTCAATATCAGTAGGAAATTTTGCATACATATCCCCCTGTTCTTGAGGTAAAAGATAATCAACATCTAACTCTCCGCTACCGTTTGGATTCGCATATGTTATATTAATACTAGAATTATTTCCCGTATTAATTGCAGTCCCTGTTACACTAAGGCCCGCAAATTGATTTAACTCACTAAGACCATTTAAATTATTATCCCTTGACTCATTAGGATTTTGAAACGATAATAATTGTCCGGGTTTAAGTTTTTTTAATTGGTCATTATTAAGTAATAAGGTTAACGTATTATCATAATGAAATTTATTAGGACCACTATTTAAATCCCTACCAAAAGTAACTTTAATACGATTAACCCCTAATCCATGATAATTATTAAGATTTTCATTAAAATATTTTGATTTAAGATTAAACAAGTTCATTCTTTCACTTATTGGTAAACTTAATGAAAACGTTATTCTAGTGTTAGTAACAGGATTTTGACTTAATACCCCCCAATAATTATAATCGATATTTTGACCAAATTCACTATATTGTGGTACTCTTGTTTTAGAAGTTGTAAGTAAAGTTTGGTTAGGTTCTATCCCAGAAAGTATTGTAGCGATTTTTGAATTTTGTGCTTTATAAAACATTGAAATCGGTGTTGCACCAATAGTAGGGGTACCTCCTGATGTCACAGGAGCAAATAATAATGTTGGCTTAGGAAGATTTGGTATAAACTTAGTGGTATTGTTAAAAATTAAACCTAATGTAATAGGAGCTAAAAAACTATTTTTATTTAATTGTTGAGTTATTAATTTTTGAATCCCTACATTGGGGTCATTTTCAAGTGCGTTTACATTAGTAAACTGAGTTGGTTGACTAGTATTACATTCACAAAACTCACAATCAGGATATGTTAACATTGGAATTGTTTTACCTTGAAACCATAGATACGCTTCTTTTACCTGTTTAGCCCAAGCTTCTAACTTATCAGCAGCGGTATTACACCAAGTAATATATGGCGTATCCTTAAAGGGATACCAACCGTTATCACAAAACGCAACACAGTTTCCTGCAACATTTATTGAACCAATTCCAAATCCTCTTATTGTATCTATTATTTTATTATTTACAAAATCACAAATTTTTCTTAAAATCGCCGCTATAAAATCAAGGACATAACCTATGAACATTCCAAGAATTTTAACAATATAACCTAAAACGTGAAAAACAATTAAAACAACTAATAATATTATATACCCAATAAGAAGTAGAACCCAAAATAACAAATAGATAAAGTCAAACCTATATTGCCCATCGTTTACTGGAAATTTAGTATTTTCACTTGAACATTCAGAATTAAGAACATTTTTAATAGCGATTTTTTGATTTATTGAAAACCCCCCACGATTATAACTGTCCATCATTTGGGAAACAGTATATACTTTATTATAAGTTAACTCATAAAAATAATCATCACATTTAATTGCGACTTCTGGGTCAGGATAATCATTCCAATCAGTACTAAACGAGTATGATTTTTCGGCCAACGCGGCATTTTCACTATAATTTAAAAATTCTGGATTAATCACTTGAATTGCTCCAAAATTTTCAAAAAATGGGTCATTTTCATCAGTCCAATATTCTCTAATATTAGGTACTAAAAAATACCCTCTTTTAATAGACTCAGATAAATTATCACCTTGAGCCCATTTAATTTTAAAACGATATTTTCCTTTAGTAGGGATACCAAATTTTGGGTCTGGAGAAATTATTTGTTCTCCAAATTCATTAGTTATTACATAATCTAAATTCATTGGTACGTCTACTATCCAAGCCCCGTCTCCATCAATCACTTGACCACCTTGTTCTATATCATATAACTCTAACCCCGGATAACCAGTGGTAGGGTCAATATACAAAGTTTGTCTTAAAGCTTGAATAACCCCTGGTCCGGCCATTAAACTACATTGGTCTCCTAAATTTTTTTTTGGTTTACAATTTCTTTTTTGAAAATCTGTTTCATTACCAGTGATTAACGACCCCATGAATATTGAAGTTGGCGTTATTTGAATTTTAGTTTCTTTTGTTAAATCAAAATCAACTCTATTAACCCCCAAATTACAAATTCCAGGTTGTCCCCAAAGTGGTTGTACTTCTACAGATTTATCAAATGAAAAAATTTGTGGTAATTCGTTCAAATTTTCGGAGGCTTTAAATTTAATCCCAGCCACTTGTCCTTCAGTTGCTATACCCATTCTAACTAAATCTTGAGGAGCTAATGAAAACTCTCCAATATCTGATAAATCAACGTCCGCATGAATGGTATAAGTTCCAATTGGAACCCCAAAAATCATAAAATCACCACTAGTGTTTGTTGACGCGCAATATTTATAATATTTATCGTAAACTTGAATTAAGGTTGGAGAAACTAACACATCTTCTCTATCAAAAAAAGTACCTGTTGGACTATGAGCAGAATGTGATTTTTTATATGGTAATAAATTATACCTATAACCATCCGCATTTTGGTCAGTTATTTTTTCATAAGGATATAAATCATAAATTAACGGATTTAACTTATCTTGTTCTGAAACAGGTATGAATAATGACACTTTAACGTTAGGTATTCCATACCCACCATTAATAGTTAATCTACCTACAATAACACCATAGTCAGCACAAGGCCTTGTATAAATTTGTTCTTGTAAAATTTTGAGTGATAAAATTTCTAAATATTCAAAGTCTTGGTCTAACTGAACACTAAGATAACTATCAACACCAACTTTAGTTCTTAATCTGTAAGAATTTGCCATGGATATTATAAAAAATCTTTCAATGATAAATACTTAAGTATCTATTTTCATTAAAAGATAGTCCGATATCTTACAAAATAAATTGTTATGAGAATTTAATATTTGTTAAGTTTTGAACTCTAACATTAATGTCTTTAGTTGGGTATCTAATTTGATAAGTTTGACTTGATTCGGCAAATATAGTATCGCTTATTAATTCAATTTCTTTTGTAACCGAATTTTTATATCTTTGAGATGTTTGTGATGACGAATATAACCCTCCAACTTTATTAAAAAAACTTATATTTGATATAGATATTACCCCATTTTGATTTTGTATGTTTTTTCTAAGTTCTGACACATTTACATTTTGACCCATTTGTCTATTCCCACTAGAAAAGAAATTTGATATTTCATTAGCAATTGATGAAATTACAGCTCCTTGATTTTGAGTATTATCAAGAATAATATCAATTAAAACCTCTAAATCAATAACGTTTGCCGATTCAATTGAAATATAATCATTTATCATTCTATAATTAGATAAATAATTTGCTAAATTACTTTTAAGAGTGTTTGAAACAGTTTCAGTTAACATTCCGCTATCGTCATAAGATAACATTTTTATTTTAATTTTATTATTTTCTTCAGTAATACTTACCTTTGCAGGAGCACCAAATTGTGATGGCATTGTTCTTATTAATGATTCATAATCATTAATTGTTACTGCTCTATTTTGAGCCGAAAAATTATAACTAACTAAATTCCTCACTTCTTCTAAAGTAGGCGTATTAGCCCCACCAATGGCGGCAGTAACGTTAGTACAACCTAACGAATTAACAACACTTGTATTAACAGATGATGACGCTCCGTTAACTGAAAAATTAACAGTACCTATTTGGTTAATAACATTAACCCCAACATTTGTTGAAACTCCCCCACCAATTCTATATTGAATAAATAAAGTGGTATTTGCCTTAAGAGTACTACCTAAAGCAAAATTATTTGAATATTTATATAAATCTAACTTGTACCCATTTCTTGCAAATTCAGCTAATTGTTCATCAGCAGATTGGCTTCCACCTCCAAAAGTCATTTTAAAAAACCCTTCAGGTGTAAACTCAGTAATAAATTTAGTAGAAATTGATATGTATTTTCCAATTTTTATTCCAGGATTGTCCGAAATTTTAGTTGGGTCTTCAACAAAAACTTTATCTTCAATTAACGCTTTTACCTCATACCACCTTCCATCAAGCGTTATAAAATCTTGACTACTAGGTATATTTGCAAATTGTGTTCCATCTTTTAAGATAACACTTGTAATCCCCAAAACATTTTTTTCAGGTAAAAATAATTCAAAAAACGGTTTTACGTCATTTGATGTAATAACTCTTTTAAATACTTTTGTAAGTCCATTTACAACGGTTTCTCGTTTTTTAATCGTATAGTTAAGTAATTTACCATTTTCATCATAATTAGGGATTTTAATTCTATTAGGAAAACCATCACTTCCAGTTGCCGACGTAAAATCAACGTCATATATAGATTCAAATACCTGCCCCGCTCCTATAACTTGAGAACCTCTTCTTAATATTCCACAATAACTTAAATCTTCATTATCTCCAAGAGGTGGTACAGTAATTGAAAAGTCAACTAATGCCACTGAAGGTCTTTGACCTGGTATTTTTAACCCATAGGTTCTAGCGATATTGTAAATTGAGGATGTTTGTTGAGCATATTGTAATACAGTTTCTTGAATACTTCTGTCAATATTAAATTGTAAATTATCGGTTACCGCAGCATTTAAATCCATTAACGCTGAAAATATAGACGCGTCATTAAAATTTTGAATTAAATCAGGGTAGTAAGCTTTAGTAAAATTAATTAACTCTTGTCTTATCCCTTGATAATCTCTCGTTACATATGATATTTTTTTGTTTGCCATTATATTACTAAATATTGATAATTACAAAATCACTAGATGCAAAACTATCGGATGTTACTTGATAGTCAATTCTTATTTTTGCTGTATGTTCTTTTTCTGCAATTCCGGGTACCGTAAATGTTTTTTCTCCGTTAGCATCAATATACGTACCTTTATTTTCTTCACCATCAGACGCTGCCGTAATTGAAATATTTTGTAAAGTTAATTGTGGTAAATATTCACCAACATTTTCCCGTATTTCAAATTCAATTTGTGAAAATGTTTGAGCATCAATAGGTTCAAAAATATATTCATATAATCTAGTTCCAAAATTAGGCATATAATATCTAGTACCTTTTCTTGTTAATAACAAATGTATTAAATTACTTCTTACTTCTTCATCCGAAGTAAATGTTAAATTTAAATAATCTCCATATTGAGAGTCATTAAATGGGAAACTAACCCCATATGTTTTTCCAAACGCCATTAATAATAAATATAGTGTCGTCTTTTTTTATGCGAGGTAGAAAATATAAATTTAAACTATATTATGATGAACATCCAAAACATTCAAAATCAGAGTCTAACCCTTTTTTACTATTTGGAACGTAATCATACGTCATTGTTTTTACTGGAGTCGTTAAAGGTTTTTCTATTTTTGACATGTCCAACGCTAAATGTTTCGCCCCTGTCGAAATCGCTTTTGTTCTAACATAATAACATAATGTTTTTAGTCCTTTTTCCCAAGAATGGAAATGTGATGACGTAATTTTAGATAAAGTTGGATTAGACATATATATGTTCATTGATTGAGATTGGTCAATAAATGGAGCTCTATCTGCCGACATATCAATAAGTTCTTTTTGTGAAATCTCCCAAATTGTTTTATATTTAGGAATTAAATGTTCAATTCTTTTTACTTTTTTATTGTAATTTTTATCTTCAACATCTAAATGATTATTAAAATTAATATTTTGTATAGACCCCTCATTTAATATAATTTCATTTTTTAATTCTTCACTCCAAATACCAATTTTTTCAAAATCATTAATTAAATATTTGTTTACGATTGTAATTTCACCACCAACAACTCTTCGATTAAATAACGCAGAGTGAGCCGGTTCAGTCATTTCAAATGAACCTGTTATTTTAGCCGAAGACGCGACTGGCATTTGAGCGGTTAATAAACTATTACAAACTCCAAATAATTTAACTTCTTCTTTAAGTTTGTCCCAATCCCATAATCCACTTAAATCATTTTTAGATAATCCCCACATATCAAATTGAAATTCACCTGATTCCATTGGAGACCCTTTAAAAAACTTATAAGGTTCTCTAATACCTTGTTTACATAAATTATTACTTTCAGTTATTGCTGCATAATAAATTGTTTCAAATATATTTTTATTTAATAATTTAGCCTCGTCAGATGTAAAAACATAATCCATTATATAAAAAACATCAGCCAACCCTTGAATTCCAATCGCAATTGCTCTTTGTTCTAACCCACCTTTTAATCCTTTATCAGTCGAATAACTATTTATATCAATTACATTATTTAACGCTCTTACAACTTTTTTTGTTTCGTTTAATAATAATTGATAATCAAATTTACCATCAGTTACAAAATTCTTTAATACCATTGATGAAAGAGTGCAAATTGCTGTAGTGGTTTCATCCGTAAATTGATAAATTTCACAACATAAATTACTTTGTTTGATTGTTCCAATATTTTTATGATTACTTTTACGGTTAGCACTGTCTTTGGCGGATAAATAAGGAACCCCCGTTTCAACTTGTGATTCAATTATTTTACTCCAAATATCTTGAGCTTTAACTTTTTTACCAATTCCTAAAGAAACTGCTTTATTATAGTTTTCTTCATACTCAGCATCATAACATTCTTGTAATGGTTTAATACCAGATTTAATTATTTCATTTGGACAAAACAAATACCAGTCTTGGTTATTTTTTACCGCTTTCATAAAATTATCAGGTATCCATAACGCAGTAAATAAATCTCTAGCCCTTAATTCTTCAGCACCAGTATTTTTCTTTATTTCCAACAAATCCATAATATCTTTATGCCAAGGCTCAATATAAATTGCCGCACTTCCTGGTCGTCTACCTTGTTGGTTAAAAAATCTTAAAGACTCGTTAACAATTTTTAAATATTTTAATAGTCCGCCAGCATATCCTCCAGAAGAATTAATTCTACTTTCTTTACTTCTAATATTTGACATTGATAATCCAATACCTGCCGCGTCTGACGAATAAGTTGAAATATCATTTAATGTTTGTAATAACCCATTTCTTGAATCTGAATTGTTATAATGTAACACACACGATGCTAATTGAGGTACTTTTGTACCGGAATTAATCATAATTGGTGTTGCGGGAGAAATAAGTTGGTTTGATAACGAATTATAATATTCAATAGCTTCTTCATAAGTATTTGTAACCCATAATGAAACCCTCATATACATATGTTGAGGTCTTTCTACAACTTTACCTTGAGGGTTTTTTAGCAAATACATTTCAGATAACGACCTCCAAGCAAAATAATCAAAGTTATAATCATTGTCATGATTAATGACAGAATCAATATTATTTTCTCCGTATTTTTCTATAATTTCAATTAATTTTTTATGAATTATATTATCAGAATACAATTCTTTCATAGTTTCACAAAAACTTGGATTTGTTTCTTTATGATAAGAGGAAATTGCAACTGACGACGCCAATCTAGAATAATCATGATGACTTCCGGTGTAAGACGCCGCAATTTCATATACAAGTTTATCTAATTCTTTAGTGGTTATAACCCCTTCTGTTGGCACCGAAGTAATTACTTTAATAAAAACCTCATCTGAATTAACACTTAAACCTTTTGAAGATTTTTTAATTCTATTATATATTTTTTGTGGGTTAAATGAAACATCGTCCCCATCTCGTTTTTTTATTTTTAATGACATAGTTCTCTTAATATAATAAATTAAAAATCAGAATCAAAGGTTAAGGTCTCATTTAATTTTGCCTTTTGATACTCCATAGTTCTGGACTCAAAAAAGTTCCCTTTTGTTTCAATCGCAATTTGTTCCATAAATTTAAATGGTTGTTCAACATTAAATACTTTTTTACATCCAAATTTAACTAATAAACCATCAGTTACAAATTCAAGATATTGTTTCATTAAATTTGAATTCATCCCAATTAAAGAAACAGGTAAAGATTCTGTAATAAATTCTTTTTCTATTTCTAATGCGGAAAGTAAAATTTCTTTAATCTTATTTTCACTTGGTTTATTTTCAATATGGTTGTTTATTAAGTGTATAGCAAAATCACAATGTAAATTTTCATCTTTAAATATTAATGAATTAGCATTACAAAGACCTTGCATAACCCCTCTAGATTTTAACCAAAAAATAGAACAAAATGAACCGGAAAAGAAAATACCTTCAACCGCGGCAAACGCAATTAATCTTTCTTGAAACGTTGAATTTTTAATCCAACTTAAGGCCCAAGTTGATTTCTTTTGAACCGCAGGTAATCTATCAATCGCATGAAAACATTCATCTTTTTCATTAGGATTTGATACATACGTATCAATTAATAATGAATACATTAATGAATGAATGTTTTCCATCATGATTTGAAACCCATAAAAGAATTTAGCCTCAGGATATTGAACTTCTTTTAAAAAGTTTTCTGCCAAATTTTCGTTGACAATCCCATCAGAAGCCGCAAAAAACGATAATATATTTTTTACAAAATATTTTTCATTTTCTGACAAGTTTTCCCAATCACGAATGTCATTTGACAAATCCACTTCTTCGGCGGTCCAAAAAGCGGCTTGGTGTTGTTTATAAAATTCCCATATATCATTATGTTGTATTGGGAAAATAACAAATCTATCTTTGTTTTCTTTTAGTATTTTTTCCATATTTTTTAAGTTTGTCTTTGTTTTCTTTTTTCCATTAAATCTTTAACTCTATCACGTTGTCTTTCTTCTTGTTTTTCTTCAAGTCCCAAGAAAGTAACTGAACTTTCAGTATCAATCTCAAGCATTCCATTATCAAATTTACAATTTTCAAAAACAACACCATCATCACCAATCCTTGATTTTGTAATCGCAATTGTCGCTAATTTCATTTCTTTTTGTTGTAAACTTTTTGCCACAGTTATAATAACGTGACCCACTTGGGCCTTTTTAATTGACCCTCCCATTTGGTCAGTAGTAACTACTTCAGAAGAAATAGAACTACGATTTCCTTGAGTTGCTGTCCACCCAACTAAATCCATTTCATGACACATCGCTTCAAAAGCTCTCATTACAGACCCTTCAGACTTCCATTCGTCTCCCAAATTTTTATCTGGAACAACACAATCAATATAATCTAAAGTAACCATATCAATTTTAATACCGTCAGCAACCATTTTACGAATTTGATTTTTAATCTGTAACATAGTCATTGTATCTGATGGTAATTTTTTTAAAATTAAATGATTTGGCATTGCCTCTTTTATTTCATTAACTTTAGTTATTACTTCTTCTTTTCTCAATGTCAACTCATCCGGATGTATTTTAGTCCACAATGTAATATGTTTTCTTTGAATAATTTTTGGATTATCTTCAAAAAATAATTGTAAAACATTATATCCTAAGTTAAATGCGTGATTTGTAATTTTAGTCATTAGAGTGGTTTTACCGACTCCTGTTGGGGCAAGTATAACACCTATCTCCCCTTTAGCTAAACCACCTTTAAGTAGTCTATCAATACCTGAAATACCCATTGGAATTGGGTGACGATAATCTTCATTTAAAACATCATCCAAATTAGAAAACGCATCAAGTAATCCGTCTCCTTTTGTACCAACTTGTATCGCTTCTCTAATTAATTCTTCAGCCTTATCATAATTTTCAAACTCACCACCATCAATTATTTTTTGAACTTTAACCATGGCTTTTTGAAGTTCTTGTTGTTTACAAAACTTCATTCCTTTTTCTTGAACAAAACCTAAACCACTACTTGGAGCTTCTTTTATTTTTGTTAAAGTATCTAAAACTATTTTTGATGCTAGTTCTTGTTGTAATTCAACTTTGGTTATTTGTTCTAATGTTTCAAATGATGGGGTATGTTCAAATTTAACATAATATTCTTTAATCATTTGAATTATGATTTTAAAATATTTGTTTTCAAAATAATCAGATTCAATAACGTCAATTATTGACCTACCGAATTCTTTATCAATTATGATTTGATTTAAAAGTTGTAACTGAAAAACGCTACCTAAATATTCAAAATTTTTACCAGTTCCCATTTTTTAATTCTCCGTTTTAATAAATATTACACATCTAACTTAACTTCCGCATATTCAAAAGACAATTCGTTCGATGAAAAAATGTCAGTTAAACTTGTCAGTAGTCTTTTTATGTGCGGGCGTATATCTACGGTGTATCTTATCTTAGGCGGGTACACTTTAGCGTCAAACATTCTGTGACAAATTGTCATATCATTTATTTTAATATAAATGTTAAAACTTTCAGGACCATCAGTATATGACGTATTTAATAGTTCTGGGTTATCTTTAATTTCTTCTTTGTTTTCTAAAAGATAAACAACCGATTTTAATTTAAACTCAGCACTTACCAAGTCTTTAAATTCTTTCAGAAAAAGATAAAGGTCTTCTGAATATTTTGCATTTGGATTATAATCCCTTACATTAAAAAATCTTTGGACGATTATGTTTTGATTAACTGTCATTAAAAATTCTAATTTTGTTGAATCTAGTTCTTTCATATTGTGTTATTTTTTTGATATTTATTTTTTTCTTTTCTTGTTAATTTTAAAAATGGTTTTAAAAAATAAACCCACGTATCGTCTGTTTTAGGTAAAAATTTAAAAAGTCCATCATCCATCATCATCTTCATTAAATTTTTATAACCTCTACCATCAGGGTCTAATGTTTCTTTATAATATTCTTCAACAATTTGTTTAACTTCGTCAGTTATTAATGGTTCCGATAAATCAATAATTTTTGAGTTTGTTTCAAAAAATTTATTCCCATATATACCATTTTTTGTTCTACCAGACAATAAATTTTTAAGTGATTTGTTATTTTTATCTTCATTTAATAACGTTTCCGCCTTTATTAAAATATCATTAAAATTTATGGGTTTTTCAAGTATTTCGGGAAATAATTTAACTAATGTTTTTTCACCTAAATAATAAATTCCATCAATATTGTCAGATTTATCTCCTGATAATATCTTATATGTTTTAATATTTTCGTGAGGAAATTCATAATGTTTTATTCGAATTTTATCTCCGTTTTTATAGGTCACTTTACTCATTGGTGAGTATATAGAAACCTTTTCAGAAATTAATTGAGTTAAATCCTTATCTGAAGATACTATAGTTTTATTTTCGTCTTGAGAAATTAAACAATAATAAGCAATTAAATCGTCAGCTTCATTATTATCCTGTTCAATTTGACGTATAAAAGTTTCTTCTAAATATTGTTTAATTCTACCTTTTTGTTCGTCAAAAGAATCATTTGTCATTTCATTATCCCCATGTCTGCGGTTTTCTTTATATTGAGGATATAAAATTTTTCTAGTTGATGAATTGTCGTCACCGTCCCACATAACAACTACTTTATCAAAGTTTTGTTCATCGATAAGTCTTCTAATAGTGTTTATAAAATACCATATTCCTCCAACATGTTTATCATTATGGTAAAAATCTTTTACTCCACAAACCCCAATTTTTAATAAATTGTTAGCGTCAATTAATAATGTTTTTGTCACTTCCTTTGTTTATATTCGTTACTATAAAATTTTGTTACTCTTTTTCAAATTATCTTCCGCCCATAATGGTTGAAGATTTTTATAATGACACAACTTATAAAGTTCGTCCTCTGTTTTTACCGATGATAATGGAATAATATGGTCAATATGCCACTCACTCCTGTTATCCCAACTCATACCATTAGTAAATTGGGTTTCTAAATATTCTTTTAGAAATTGGGGGGTACAACCTACAATATCAAAAGTTTTGTTTTTTTTGGTGACATTTTTGGATTTAAGAAATCTTCTTAACCGACTTCTTACCGAACGGGCAATATTATACATCGGGTCATTAGCTCTTCTATATCTATCTTTTTCGTTAATAGAATCTCTATTATTCTTATTATTTTCAGAACGAATATTTTTATAAAATACTCGATATTTTTCATCATATTTTTTTTTATCGTCTTTATTTTGCGAATAATAATTTTTACCATATTGTAGTTTAGTTTCCCTATTTAAATAATAATACTTTTTAGAATAGTTTTTTTTTGTGTCTTGATTTAATAAGTATCGTTCTTTTCTAACTTTACTGTCACACAATTTACAAATACTAATATATTTTTCCCAATCTTGTCTATAATAAAAATTACAAACATTTTTTTCTTCCTTACATTTAGTACAAACTTTAGTTTCCATTTTTAATATATTCTATTAATAATTTATTAACAAGAGAAGATAAGTTTATAGATTTATTTTTAAAATATTGTGGTAGTTCAGGGTCAACCGAAACACCAATTTTAACTTTTTTTTCAATTTCTTTTTTTTTCTTTCTTCCCATACTAATAAATATCTACAAATTATAAAAAAGTAGAATTATTATAACTTTTTTTATTCGTCAGAATTTTCTTCACTAGTTTCATCTAATATAATTTCCCCAGTACCGCTTAAAATAGCGTTCCAATAACTAGAATATTGTTTTTTATATTTATCTAAAGCCTCTTTTGTATCCGCGATATATCCTTGAGGAACCGCAATTATTTTACCATCCTTGAATGCAATTCCTGTTACGTGATTTTTTAATATAGAAACTTTTGTTCTAACAGCATAAGATATGGTTCTTCCATTTTTAGTTGCGGTAATATGATTTACACCAGAACTTTTTTGATTACCAAATAAAAATACTAAAGATGAGGATAAAAATAACGCCTGACCTCCTTTAGGTTGTATTGTTGCTTGGCCGAAAGGTGAATCGGGGAGTTGAACCCAAGGTTGTACAATTACCGACATAGTGTTTATATATGGATAATCTTCTTTTTTTGATTTTGATATTCTTGAATGAATCCCTCTGCCTATTTTATCAGCTAAAACTCTAGCGTCGTGCATGGTGCCGCCGCCGCCATCAAAAGTTTGTTTACAAGGTATAGAACCTATCGAATCAATAAAAAATGCTAAATTATAAAGTATTTCACCTTTTTCTTGAGCGTCCAACAACTCATTTATATAATCAGTTAATTGTTCTATATAATCAAACGAATCATTAAAAATAAATTGTCCATCCCACTCACCATTTTCATTTTGTTCCGCTTGTAATCCCAATTCAACACTATGTTCAAAACTCCATTTTTTTTCTGTTATGATAAACACCGGTAAGTGACCTTTTTTTTGAGCGTCTGCCGCGGCT